AGAAAAAGGACTTGTAAAAGGTGGCATGGATTATCTATTACGCTCCGTTACAGGCCCAGGCGGTAGAACTGCTGAAACAATAGCTCCAGATTTATATTCTATAGACCCTGCAAGACAGGCTCAGATCGTAGATCGTTTAAAATTACTCGATGAATATTTACGCAATCAAGCATTACAACAACAAGTAGGTGCTGGTGTTGTTGCTCCTTCTCTATTGGACTAAAAAATGGCAAAGACAAAGATTTCAGAATTTGATAGCACTCCAGCTAACAATACAGATATAGACAGTATTAACATTGCAGAAGGCTGCGCTCCATCTGGCATTAACAATGCTATTCGTGAGTTAATGAGCCAACTGAAAGACCAACAAACAGGCGCATCTGCTGATAACTTTACTGTAGGTGGAAACCTAGTAGTAAATGGTACATCTGTACATACTGGTGCTACTACCTTTACTGGTGCTGTAGTCATGTCTACTGCTTTGCCTGTAGCTTCTGGTGGTACGGGAGCAACTACTAGCGCAGCAGCCCCTTTTGCTCTTAAGGGTGCAAACTCAGACATTACATCAATAACTGGTTTAACTACTGCATTAACTGTAGCTCAAGGTGGTACTGGTGCAGCAACTCATACATCTAAAGGCGTACTGATTGGAAATGGTACTTCTGCTGTAACTACAGTATCACCAAGCACAAGCGGCAATGTATTAACATCAGATGGAACAAATTGGATTTCTACTACTTCCTTAAATAGTGGTACTGCCGTAGCTTCTACATCAGGAACAAGTATTGACTTTACTAGCATACCTAGCTGGGTAAAGCGTATTACTGTAATGTTAAGCGGTGTTTCTACCAATAGTAGTGCTAGTCCTTATTTAATTCAAATAGGGCCATCAGGCGGTGTAGAAACAAGTGGTTATGTAGGTGCAAGTTCAACAATAACTGCTAGTGCTGTTGGAACAACAAACTATACAGATGGGTTTAGTTTAAGAAATAATAATTCTGCGGCAACTACTGTTAGTGGAAGCATGACTATATCGTTACTTAATTCATCAACAAATTTGTGGGTTGCTTCAGGCGTTTTTGCACAATCAGATGCAGCAATTACATTGCCATTAGCTTGTTCCAAAGCACTTGCTGGCACTCTTAGTATAGTTCGCATTACAACTACTGGTGGCACAGATACTTTTGATGCTGGTTCAATTAACATTCTTTACGAGTAAATCATGGCTGAAATTGACTTATTTAAGTATGGACAACTTGTGGCTCAAGTAGATGCTATGGAAAAGAAGATAGACAAGTTAGAGGCTGGTATGGAAGAATTGCTTGCTCTTGCCAACAAATCCAAAGGCGGTCTATTTGCTGGGATGATGATTGTTTCTGCGTTTTCTACTTTGGTAGGTTTTGTAACACATTACTTTATGAGCAAATGATGTGGACTACGGAATTACTGAAGGTGTCAAAGGACTTACAAATAGCCTTGAAGCAAGCAGAACTGCAAGCAAGGGCTTATCTCAGTCTATTAGCAACATACAGCAAGATGGAGTGGATGTTGCCAAAGAACGAGCAAGAGAAAGAAAGATCGCAGAAAGAGAAGCAGAGCTAAAGAAAGAACGAGCGTTAATCAAGGCTTTACAGGCATGGAAACATAAGAAACAAATAAGTGATGAAGAAGCAAATCTAAAGATAGATTTTGTTAAAAAGTATGGTGCAAAAGAATGGGATGCGTTGCTAAAGAAGTAAGAAGGGTACAGTTTTGGTGTTTCTTTGTAGCTGCGTTTATTGCCTGGTACTTAACTTGGGGTATTAAATAATTTAAAAATGAATGATAATTTTGATTTATTTATGTGGGCTTGGGTAGTTGCAACTACTTGGATAGCCTTTGGTATTTACTTATATTTAAGGTATTAATATGTTTACTTTGCTTACTACTCTTGTTTCATTTTTAGCTGGCGGTCTGCCAAAATTAATGGACTATTTTCAAGATAAGTCTGATAAGGCGCATGAACTAGAATTAGTTAAGATGCAAACTGAGCGTGAGATGGAGATGCTTAAGGAAGGTTATATAGCCCAGGCTAAGGTAGAGGAAATCCGTACTGAGCAAATTGCTATACAAACTGCTGAGAAAGAGCGTGAGTCGCTTTATGCCCACGATATAGCTATCGGTCAAGGTGCAAGCCAATGGGTAATTAATGCCAGAGCATTTACTCGCTCATTTATTACTTATGGCTTATTCTTTTTGTTTGCTTTTGTAGAGATATTTGGTTTTTACTATGCCGTTAAAACTGGCGTAGATTTCAGCATTGCTCTTGATATGTTATGGGATAACGAAACACAAATCATTTGGGCGAGCGTTGTTTCTTTTTGGTTCGGATCGCAGGCCTTCAAAGCTAAATGAGTTTAGATCAGCGTGTCATTGACATGATTAAACACCATGAAGGTGTAAAAGTTAGACCATACCAATGCCCAGCATTAATCTGGACTGTTGGTGTAGGTCATGTAATCGACCAATCACACATTAGAGTTCCATTGGCAGAGCGTAAAGCATTGCCTATTCCTGATAGCTGGGATCGCACTCTATCAATGGGGGAAGTAGATGAAATACTTACTAAAGATTTACAGTCATTTGAAAGCGGAGTTAGACGATTATGTCCTAATGGGCTTACTGCTGGTAGGTTTGGCGCACTTGTTTCTTTCGCCTTCAATGTTGGACTCGGTAATCTCCAAAATTCTACCCTTCGCATGAAACACAATCGAGGCGAGTTTGAGTCTGCTGCCGAGGAGTTTCTAAAGTGGAATAAGGCTGGTGGTAAAGAATTAAAAGGCCTTACAAACAGGCGCAAAGACGAAAGAGCTTTATACTTATCTTAAAATGGGTCTGTTAAATTAACATACTTAAACCAACTGACAGGGACATCAAAAAAGAACTCCCCACTAGGGACTTCCCTATTATTGACCTCTATCAATGGACACTTTTTCACCAACTCAGCTTTCAGCCAGTACGCATGACTTAAGTCGTGAGTTAGTGCAAAAAATAGAACAGGGCGATCTTGCAGAAACAATTTTGCTTTACGATGCGCTATATGAATGGTGGTATGGTGGCAATAAGCCCAGCCCCGTACTTCAACTTCAACAAAGCCAACTGGATTTCCTGCTCTGTAGGCGATTAAATCTACTCCATACACATTAGGGTTTTCCCTACACTCTAATCCCCACTTCATTTGTATCCATTCGGATACAGCTTTCCTAGCTGGTGGATCATACTTATCGTGCAATGCTTGGTCAAAGCGTTTGCCAGCGTAATCGGTAGGGCGCTGGCTCTCCTTCGTGAAGGTTAATGCCGATCTCATCTGTTAATTAAAATGGTACTTCGTCATCCTCGATTGTATTCTTTGGCAGCTCATCTCCACCACTAGGCTTAAAGTTATCCTTTGGCGGTTTTTCCTTGCCGACTGATCCCGAAAAGAACTTACCATTCTTGCCATCTTTTAGCCAGGCGTTAAGGTAATGCTCTTTGCCGTTAATCATTATTGATCCAGCATAATCAGGATGTGTTTCTTTTTCCTTACGATTATTCTTGAATAGGCTAAAGTTGCCATCTTTCATTTCATAGGCCATTTTTTCTCGCTTTCAATTTAGTTAATGTATCTTCGACCTCGCTTAAGAACTTCTCTACTTCTACTTCCATTGCCTTGATATACTCCTCATCCCTTTCAAGGCGCACTACAAACAGTTGCAAGTCATCTGGTAGCCTAGGGTCAAACGATACGAAATCGCACCACCTAGACCCTGTTACAGCCATCTGGCATTGCATCTGAGGGATATACTTTGCTGGCGGTTTGCCATCCATCAAATAATCTATATGGGTGCTACTATTGGGACACTTAATCTCAATCAAACCATTCCCCACAAGTCCATCTGGGCTGCATCCAAACCACTCAATTGTAGGATGATCCATAAAAGCTACTTGTTCCACAAAGTTCCCTTTTGCAACCTCATACGCCACTCTAGCCATTGGCTCAGTTTGTGTACCCCATTCCATTGCAGCATTGGTAAAAGACTCGCTTGGTAACCCTGTAAGCCTTTGGACTACCAATTCCGTACGATATTTGGTACGACTTGCAGACTCCCCAGACTTCCCCTTAGATAGCACATCTGCCATACGACTAGCAGTAACCTTGCCCAGCCTAAGTTGATGCCAGGCATCCGTACCCTGCTCTACGGCTACCCTATCCTCTGTAGTAAATGTAGTCATAGTTTGGCCTCTGCTAAGAATTTTAAATGCTCCGCTAATGTAGCTATCTCATTTGCAGCTTGAGCAGCTCTTTCATGGTTATTTTTTGTTTCATGGTTATAGTAGCTTTTAAGAACTTGGTTAATCTCTATGTAAACTTCTGAATAATCTGTCATATTTTTTTGCTATTCGTAGTTAGTTTCTGTGCCTTTGCCTGGTCGCATCGGTTCTGTTTCTGCATTAATTCCATGTAATCTTTTGTGCAATCATCGCAAACATTGACTACTTCTTGGGCATGATCTCTTAAATACAGCCAAGCCTTGTAATCCCTTTTTGATGGGTAGCATAAAGGATACCATTCACTCGTCATCGTGCATTGGCTTTTGGTCTGGCTGAACAATAAAATCAATATCTTCTAATTCGTTCATCTCCCATTTGCGAGAAAACTCAGCAGATAAGGCATCTATCGCAGCGTTCCATCCAAGCAT